CAGATTACCGTTATCAAGCAGGTCAAAGTCGTATTTCTAGCCTAGATGGTGGTACTGTTTCTGCTGGCTTGAAGTACTCGTTCTAAATCTTTTTTAGGCATACAAAGGATCTACTATGAAACTCAATCAACTAAAAGGTGAGATAGCAATAGTCGGTATGATTTTGTGTTTGTTGTTTGCACCATTGGGTAAGGCAGCATTTGCAGCTGAGCCGACCAAAGCGCAACCAACAGTTGCCAAAGAGCGCAAGAAGGTTACTCCAGACTTCACTAAGAAGAAGGCTAAGAAACCAGCCAAGAAGGCTAAGGCAAAGTAAGAATGCCTAAATAATAGACAGTGGGTTGATGGATCCCAATAAAACCATCTTTTTACACACTACACAGGAGAAGTAAATGTCAAACATGACACCATTCGAGATTCGCCTTGAATTATTAAAAATGGCGAAAGATATGCTTTCTGAAGACTACCATGGAAAGCGTGAAGTAATTAGCAACGACTGGCATATGAAAGTCGAATCTGCTAAACTAAATGGTGGGTCGATTCCTGATCATCCAGGATTCCCAACCTACCCTGCCGAAACTGATATCATTGCGAAAGCACAGATACTCAATGGTTTCGTTAGTAATATCCCACTAGATACCACGAAGACTATTAGCAAAAAGTCCACCTGATAGGGATGGAAGGTGTGCGAACACACACCTTCTTTTAACCAAGAAAGGAGATTGCTTTGCCAAAAGCAAAATTTCAAATTATCATAGCAACACTTATAACATCTCTGATGCTTATAACACTGGTGATGCTAGACCACCACAAGAAACTACTTCCAATAAAAGCATCATTCACTCAACTAACTCCAGCAGCACAGAAAGAAGTAACCTGTCTGGCAGATAACATCCTGTTTGAAGCAGGGAATGAACCAAGAGATGGACAACTGGCTGTTGCAGTTGTAACATTGAACCGACTCAAGTCTGGCAACTATGCAGATTCGATATGCGGTGTTGTAAAACAAAAGACTGGAACCACCTGTCAGTTCTCATGGTGGTGTGAGGACAAACCAAGAACAGCTTCCATTACAAGAAACTTGACAACCAATCAACTATCGGTGTATAATCCTATTCTGGACTTAGCAGTATACGCATACTTGAATGCTGAAATTTTAGTTGACAATACAATGGGCGCAACCTATTACCATGCCGACTATGTAAATCCAAACTGGAAACGACTGAAGAAAACAGTACAAATTGGGCGACACATCTTTTATAAAAATGGAGAAGTAGATGGCAACAATGATGAAGAAGCTAAATTTAGCACTGGAGCAGGACGATCTTTCCCACTCATATTTCTTACTAATGGAAGAAATTACGATGGCTACCTGCAAACAAACTATAGAATGGATTTTTGATGCTAACTTCTCTGAGGAAAGACCTGAGGTACTTAACCTTGTGGTCTGTTCTCCAGGTGGCGACCTAAACGCTGCCTTTGCAGTTATAGACACCATGCGTGGTAGCACTATACCTGTCAACACGATCGGTCTTGGGCAGATTGCTTCTGCTGGGTTACTGATCTTTATCAGTGGTGTGAAAGGTAATCGTGTTCTTACACCGAACACTTCTATTCTATCTCACCAATACACATGGGGTGCATTCGGTAAAGAGCATGAACTGTTCGCAACCGTAAAAGAGTTTGATCTAACAACCAAACGTCTAATCGCACACTACAAGAAATGTACTGGGATGAACGAAGCCCAGATTCGTGAAGTCCTTCTGCCTCCGCATGATGTGTGGCTCGATGCGCAGGAGTCTAAGAAACTTGGTCTTTGTGACTTAGTCAAAGATCTAAAATAGGAAAAAAAATGAACCATGAAAAACTTACACTTATCATCTGCACAACAATTGTTACACTCAGTGCTATCTTCGGTTGTGCCTATTACTACAGCAATCAATCTAAACTTATGGCAGACACGATTGCAGCTGCTTCAGCGAAAGGTGTTGACCCACTAGCAGTGCGTTGTTCCTTTGCCAGCGGAAACGACACGATCTGTCTGGTCTACGCATCAACCCTGCATCTGAGTCCTTCTGGCTCTACGGCAGCTTCCAGCCCTAAAAAGTAAACCTTAGGGTATACGTAAGAAATAACCCTACCCAGTGTAGGGTTTTTCAGTTGTAGGGCTGAAAACCAGTGGAAACCGACCCATTTTGGAGTCCTTAGAGGGTCCTAGAAGCGATTTGGAGCCGATCGGGTAGCCCAACCCCTACCTCTGTGGCTTGGGAGGGCTAAAAACCCTCCAGAATCGTTGTGAAAAAGCAACTAAAATAACCCTTAAAACTGTAGGGGAATATGAGAAATCGCTTTACAATAAATCAGACTTCAGGCATAATTCTATTATTGTGATGAGAAAAGGAACTGAAATGACTGAATTTGAAAAGAACTGCTACGGTATGACCCAAGAAGACATTCGTGAGCAATACATGAACAGCATTACTGCTCGTCTGAGTGGTCTGGAAATGGTTGTTATGGGTATCATGTCTGACTGCCAGCATATGCTTGAGCATGACTTCAGCAAAGAAGACATTCGCAAGCAGATGAATGTCGCTAAGTTTATTCTGTCAGAAATGATGGAAGCCAAAATGTCTACAACTGCCTAAGGAGATGACGATGGAAAATACTTTGACCAAACCCGAACTGCGCAAGCAGATGGAAAAACAGCTGGCTGAATTCCTTGCTCGTGGTGGGCAGGTTCAGGTTGTCGAGCCGAAGAAGCCAAAGTCTGGTGCTCGTACTTGGAAACGTAGTTAATCATTTTGGAGATCGTTATGGAAGACTTTAAATCTTGGGAAGAAATGTCTGTACTGGAACAGATGCAATGCCAGTACTGGGATATGTACAAGGATGCGTATGGTGTGCGTCCTCGTGGTGTTGATACATCCAACTGGGACGAGGCTACCTTTGAAGCTGAGTTTAACTATCTGCAGGAATTGATTGCTAAGAGCGAGCAAGAGCGTAAGATTGCCGAGCACGAGGCAGCACATGCCTTTGAGCAACGAATGCAGGACCTCTACGCTTGTGGTGCCAAGGATCGTGAGATGGCACTTCGCTGGATCCACGAGGCTGAAGGTAGCAATGGTGACGAAGAGTTTCTGTGCTACTTGGTGGGTCTCCGCTACGGCTACTTTCGCAAAGCAGCGTAACATGCTGCAATGCTTTACTTTTAATCATTCATGAGGTATAATTAAGTTATGGAAATTACAATCAGAAAAGTCGCCAATGGTTACATTGTGCGCACCGAAGGCGAAGATCCCGTTGAGGGTTTCGTGACGAAGGAATATATCTTCACGAGAAAATCGCAAGTCATCAAATTCTTCAGAGACACCTTTTCGGCAGGAGAGTAATCATGGGTATGATATTTGTTCATGAGCGAGCAAGTAAAAAGCGCAAGCCAAACAAGCAGCAACGTGAGTTGGCTGAACAGTGGGAAGCGTTACTCAAGAAATACCAGACCAAACCTGTCAAGGCAAAGGCTGTGCCGCTGCCACAGACAAAGACTTATGTGCGTGAGACAGTACGTCACCCAAGTCTGAATAGTGGTCACCATGACACCAGTGCCAAGCCAGCCAAGGTTTACACAGGAACTAAGATGCTTGGTATCGGTACCATGCATAAGTCAAACTCTGTGCCGATTTTTAGTAGTGAAGAAGCAGTATCAATTGCAACAATGCGGAGATAATTATGGATCTTTCAATTAACGAAATGCGTGATAAAGTGTCGCTGTGTCTTATCGATCGTGACTATGACGCACTGACCAAAATCCACTTGTTCTTGGTTCATCAATCCAAGGTTATGGACAAGTGGTTCGACAAATACCTGGACATGTTCGAAAAGAAAATGAAGCCAGAGCATCCAGACACAAATATCTGGAAGATGTACCACAGCAAGTCGAATGAATACTCAGAACTAAAACAACTAATAAGGACTACTGATGCTTACCTCAGAAAATACAAATCAATTTAACACTGCATCATCTTTCTCTCTCTTCATCGAGAAGAAGGCTAGAGAGAAGCGCATGCCTTACATGGATGCAGTACTCGAGTATTGTGCTGAGAACTATATTGATCCACAGGACATTGCTTCGATGATTAACAAATCGTTGAGAGACAAGATTCAGATGGAAATGATTGAAGCCAATATGTTACCGAAACAGGCAAAGTTGGATGTATGATACTAACCGATGAACACTATGATTATCTAATGTGGCTTCGAGATTCTGGAGAGACCAATATGTGGGGTGCTGCTCCATATATCCAGAAAGAGTTTGATGTATCTTATGAAGATGCCAAGGCGATTTTGATTGAGTGGATTGAAAGTTTTAATGAGTATAATGAGTAGGAAACGTGGACGGATTTAATGCATACAAATACTACATGGCTGTTAAATTACACTTCACCACAGATGGCTATGATGTATTCGAAACTAATGGACATGTAAAAGGATCACGAGATGTATTTTCTAATCGTAACGATAGATTTATATTTGAGAAACTTGCTCGCAAGTTTGAGAAACCATTTGACATCATACAATATTTTGTTGCTAACTTTGCTTATGGCAATGATGCCGTCATTTATTGTGATGCTGACGGAACTGCTAACCTAGTCACATGGCAACGTAGAAAACAATCACTGACACAAACATTTAAAAACGACATAGATGCGCTATTGCTTCATGTCGAAAAAAACAAACACACACATGACAGAGTTTTCAAATTCGTGCAAGGTGATCACCCAGAACTACTCAAGTTGTTTCTTGGAAGTCACATCAGCATTGAAACTATGGTTATCCTTGATTCGTTCGAGGACTATCTTTCTTCTTGGAAGTCGTTTACAAACTTGCTTTGGGAAGAAGAATACCGTAGAATCATTAAGTGTAAGAGGTTCGTTAAATTTGACTCTTACAAATTAAATGGCATTTATCAGGAACTTAACGAAGGATTTATCTTCTGATATCATGGGTAACACTAAAAAGAATTATCATCAAGACTATGATGATGAAGAACGCAGTAAGCGTAAAAAGCATCCGAAACATTCACCAAATGTCAAGGGTAGAGGAATGAAAACACTAAATAGTTATGTCGAGGAAGACGACTTTGAAGACGAACTCTTTAAGGAAGAAATTCTCGATGATACTAAAATACGTTTTTATACAAAACACTAATCATACTTTAAATACAAGGAAATACAATGGACATTCAAGCACTCCGCAACATGCGTAAAACAGACTTCAGCAAAATCTCTGCTGAGTTTGACAAGATTGCCAACCCAGAAGCT